GTCAACCGGGATGGCTTTATTCATCTGTCTAAGTAGCGAGCGCTTCGAACTGAACTGATCGGCATTGGAGAACCAATACCAAAACAATGCCAGCACGGCGCCTTCCCTGTATTGCTTCACCTTGGCGAGCACGGCCTTGTCGTGTGGTCTGGTAGTGCGAAGGAACCAGGACAAATCCTCAAGCGGAATGGCCAATCTCGGCTTGATATCGAGCATAACCGTTTTGGCGTCCAGGTCGTTGACCTCTGCGTGGTGTGCAACTCGGCGTTCTTGCGACAAAGGATCAACGCCAAGGTTGATGCTTAGTGGATTTATCGGGATGAACGGGCGCGAGCCGATCACCTTAATCAATATTATATCCTTCCCGAAGGGGACTTTAAGCACATTCATATTGTTCCTCCTATGTTATCCATTATTCATTTTCAATTAAAAACATTTACCACGAAGACACAAAGGCACAAAGAGAGTCAACGTCAAATCCTTATGGGTTCCTTTGTGCCTTTGTGGTGAAAGGGGTTGAAAAATGATTACCTCATCATATTAAAACGGTTTATACACACGTATTGAATCTGCCAGCCATAGTTGGCCGCATGCTACGCCGACAGACATACAGAGACATTGCGATCAACGCCGTCAACACCCAGGACACCACGCATCAGATCGATGCGAATACGGTGGTCTGCTCGGTTGACCCAACCGGCATCAATGCCGATTCACGACAGCAGATGATTCAGTTGATCTCGCAGGATGCCAATGGACAGATCACCGGCATCGACGGGCGCGGCTGGCAGATGGATGCAGAATCTATCATTGCCAATGCAGTCGCCTCAAAAACCGATTACCCGATTGATTACAATCACGCATCACTCGATGCACGCAAAACAGGCGCAGTCGCTCCGGCGGCGGGCTGGGTGGATCACGCCACACTGGAAGCCAGGCCGGACGGCATCTATGGCCGTGTGCAATGGAATGAGGCTGCTGTAAATCACCTCACCGAGCGTGAGTTCCGCTACACATCACCTGTATTCACATTCAACCCCAAAACCGGAAAGACGCTGGCCTATAAGGGCAGCGGCCTGACCCACTACCCCAACCTCGGTGATTTAACACCGGTGACAAACTCAAATGAAGGAGAAAGCGTTATGGATGAAATCATTGAGGAGATTCGCGAAGCGTTGAATCTCCCGACCGCATCAAATGCGGCAGAAATCAAGGTGGAGCTGGATAAGCTATTTTCCCGTGTGGGAAAATTGGCTACCAATAGCGATGCCAGGCTGATTGATCAGGTAGGCATGATTGAAGCACGCCTTGAATCCGCCGAAACCAAAGCGGTTGCGGCTGTTGCAGCCAATGCCCAGGGCGACCCGGCGCAGTTTGTACCACGGGCTGAATTTGATCGTGTCGATAACGCCTTGAAGACAATAACCACAACACAGGAAAATCAGCGGGTGGAAGCGGCCGTCAACACCGCACTGGATGCGGGCAAGATTGCTCCGGCATCACTGGATTGGGCAAAGGATTTATGCCGCACCAACCCGAAGAGCTTTGATGAATTCGTGGCCAATACGGCGCAGGTGATCCCGATGGGCGAAAGCAATCACGGCTCATCCGAACACGCCAGCGCGCTGAGTGATGAAGAGGCTGCTGTATGCTCACAGTTGGGGCTATCAACCGATGATTATCTAAAAACCAAGAAGGAGAGTGAATAATGGCTTTAACAGCAGATCGAAACACGGTTGCCCGCGATGGCAACCAGCTGTCGCTGGGCGTAGCGGCAGCCACAATCATCTATGCCGGGGCGCTGGTCGCCCGTGATGCAGCCGGGCATGCCGTGCCTGCATTCAATACAGCCGGGCTGACTGTGGTCGGCATGGCCGAAACGCAGGTGGATAACTCAGCCGGCGCAGCGGGTGATTTGAATGTCACGTTGCGGCGCAATCGCTCCTTCCATTTTGCCAATAGTGCCACCAGCGCATTGACCATCGCCGATATCGGTGCCAACGCAATGGTGGAGGCCGATGATATTGTTGCCAAGGCGGCGACCAATTCCATCGTCGCCGGCAAGGTGCTGGATGTGGATGCCACCGGCGTCTGGATCGAAATCAAATAAACCACGTGTGGGCGGCCACAGAGGGCCGCCCCTACATCAATTAAAAAAAGGAGAGAAAAACATGCATAAATCAATTCGTACATTCGGCATCTGGGCATTTGCCCTTGTTGCCAGTGTCCTGGCACTCACCGGTGGTTCACCGGCCTTTGCCCAGGGGCTGGATGCCAATACGCTATCAGGTCTGGCCTTTGGTGGCTTAGTGATTAATGCGGCCACCTTAAAGGCGGCTCAAACCTCATTTCAGACGCTATTTCAGAATGCTTTTAATCGGGTCGAGCAGACCTACCGCACCATTGCAATGGTCATCCCATCCACCACATCGGCCAACTCGTATAAATGGCTTGGGCAGCTGCCCGGCATTCGCAAATGGCTGGGCGACAAGGTAGTGCACAATCTGGCATTACACGGATATTTCCTCGAAAATGAGGATTTTGAGCTGACTATCGGCGTCAAGCGTAATGACATACAGGATGACCAGCTGGGCGTTTACAATCCGTTGTTCTCCAACATCGGTGATGCCGCAGCCCGGCACCCGGATGAATTGACCTGGCCAGCGCTGGTGGATGGATTACTGACCGGCATCGGCTTTGACAAAGTGACGTTTTTCAACGCGGCACACCCGGTCAATGGCATTGATGCCCAGGATGGCACATATGCTAATCGCCCCGCCGTGCTTGGCACAGGCGAGCCGTGGTTCCTTGTTGATGGTACCCGGCCTATTCAGCCGATTATCTTCCAGGAACGCGAAGGCTATCACTTTGTATCGCAGACGGATCCGCAGGCTGATGGCGTATTCAAGCGCAAAGAGTTCCTCTACGGTGTGGAAGCACGCGTGACAGTCGGCTATGGCCTGCCACAGTTGATCTACGGATCCCGTGAAGCATTGACTCCAGCCACATACAAAGCTGCACGCCTAGCACTATCAAGCCAGAAGCGCATCGATGGCAAGAGCCCTCTTGGCGTGAAGGGAACCAAGCTGATTGTTGGCGAGGGCAACTTCGAGGCTGCCAATATCCTGCTTACCAATGATCGCGATGCTGCGGGCGCAACCAACACATGGAAAGGCACAGCCAATCTTGAAAAAGTTGACTACCTGACCGGCATGTAAATCGGTGAGGGGTCAGGGATCAGGCCCAATCCCCTCACCCCTCTCACACATCACAAACAAGGAGATTAACCATGTCAATTAAAATCAAAGTCGAACCAATGAACGGTCTGTCCCTCCCAGGTATCGGCCATCTGAAGCAAGGCGAGCATGAAGTTGATCTGACTGCCGCCGATCTCAAGGGCGCACAAGGCATCACCATCATCAAAACCAAAGCAGCAAGCCCTACGAAATAGCCCGTAGGGGCGGCTCCCCGTGGCCGCCCTTGGTTGTTTACCAAAACCAAAACCGGGCAGGCACGTGCCCTGAAAAACCGGGCAGGCACGGGAGCCAGCCCACACCATCATCAGGAGGCATAATCCATGTATTCAACCTACGCTGATCTGATCAAGGTGCATGATGAGCAGTATCTGATTCAGCTCTCTGATGATAATGGCGATGGCATCGCAGACACATCCGTGATTGATGAGGCTATCGCTCAGGCCGATGCCGAGATCAATGCGCGCATCGCCAACCGTTATGCCGTACCGATGAACCCTGTGCCTGCACTGGCCACCAGTTTATCGGCCAAGTTGGCTGTGGGCTACCTGTATGGCCACAGAGGCACAAACAGGCCGGATACAGTCAAAGAAGATATGGCAGCAACCATCAAGCTGCTGGATCGCATTGGTGAGGGCAAAGCTGGCTGGGGCGAGGCAATACTGCCGGAGCCGGATACAACCACGCTGGATGTGCGTATAACCAGCCAGATACGAATATTTAACCGCACCAGCATGTCGGATTTCTGATGGGTGTGGAGATACTTCAACTTGCCACTGTCGTGGCCAGGCTGCAAAGCCAGGTGGCTGCATTCAAGATGATTGAAGGCGCTGCCGAACTGGAAACGGCGCTTAAAGGCGGGGTCAGGATGCCGCCTGCATGCTTTGTGGTGGCGGCCAGCGAACAGGCGGCAACAGTCACCCAGATGGCCGGGGCGATACGACAGCGCGTAGTTGATCGCTTTGATGTGATCTACGCTGTCAAAAATGCCAGCAGCCGGGGCGGCGCTGAAGCTGTAGATGGAGACTTGCGAGTGTTGCGACTGGCCACGCTGGCCGCATTGGTCGGCTGGGAGCCATTGGCAGCATTTGGTGCATGCGAACATGAAAGTGGCACGCTGATTTCAATTTCCGGTGGTTTGATCTGGTGGAAAGACCGGATCAAGACCAACCACTACAACACACAATAAGGAGATAATCATGGCAACAGGCGGCAGTTACGAAGTGGACAAGAAAACCGGCAAGAAAATATTGAAAGAGCGCACCCAGGATGACCATGCAACCCCACCCTCCCCCACTTTATCAAAGGGGGGCAAGGGGGAATTGAACAAAGGAGATAAATCATGATCAGAGTAGCCAAGAAGATATTACTGGCCAAGGTTGAGACGACTTACAGCACAGATGCAGCCCCTTCCGGGGCAGCCAATGCCATTCTGGCACGCAACCTGACGCTGACCCCGCTTGAGGGAACAGAACTGCCGCGTGACAATGTCCGTGCATCTTTTGGCTCTCCGGACAATATGCCGATGGCTGGCTTGAACGCCAAGCTGGAGTTCGATATCGAAGCGGCTGGATCCGGAGCGGCAGGCACAGCACCGGCATGGGGCGTGTTGATGCGCGGCGCAGGCTTTGCCGAAACAGTTACCGCAGGCACCAAGGTTGACTATACACCGGTTACGGGCGGTGAAGAGAGCGTGACGGCTCACTTCTTCCGCGATGGCGTGCAGCACAAAATCACCGGTGCGCGTGGTGACTGGGGCTTCAAGATCGGCACCAACGGCGAAGCACTGATGCACTTTGCTATGACGGGCCTGTATGTGGATGTCATCGGCGCATCTATTCCTGCTGCAACGCTAAGCGGTTTCAAGGTGCCTGTACCTGCTGACAATGCACACACCCCTACATTCGCATTGATGGGATACGCAGCGGCTCTGAAATCGCTGGATATCCAGCGTGGTAACGATGTGCAGTACCGCGATCTGGTGAATGCGCGGCGGGTGGATATCGTCAACCGCAAGATGGCCGGCACTGCTGTGTTTGAGGAGCCATTGATTGCCCAGCATAATTTTTATGCTGACAGTAAAAATGCAGCGATGGGCGCACTCAGCCTGATTCACGGCACGGTGGCAGGCAGCATCATTGAGCTGGCCAGCACGCGCACGCAGATCGGCAAGGTGACGTTATCGGATGATCAGGGCGTGAGTTTCATGAATACACCGCTTATTTTGTCGCCCACCAATAGTCCGGGTGATGATGAGCTGACAGTGACGGTACGATAGCAATTGATAGTCAAAGGCGAACCACGAATGAACGCGAATGAACACGAATAAGTACAAGAGCACAGGGCGGAAGGTTTTGATTCCATTCGTGTGTATTCGTGTCAATTCGTGGTTCGTTTGAATCATCAGAATAATTAAAAAAGGAGTTTTTATATGTTTCAAATGGATTTATCAGACACTTATGCGTGGCCTGTCGAAGTCGCTGTCGTCAACGAAAAAGGAACCCGCACGAAAATGGGGTTCACCGCACAATTCAAGCGCATGCCGCAATCCGATATTGATCGGGTGCTGGAACGTGCCGGGCAGGATGACATCACCGATCAGGAACTGGTGAATGAGATCGTGGCTGGCTGGAAGGGTATCAGAGAGGGCAAAGATGAGGTGGAGTTTAATGCCTCTAATCTTGCTGCTATTTGCGAAATAACACCAACCCGCATGCGTATTCTTGAGGCATGGGCGGAGAGTATTTCCGAGGGCGTCAGAAAAAACTGATTGAGGTCGCCCGCGCCTGGGCGCGTGGTGGCCATGAGCCCCTGGATGATGACGACAGAGCCATGCTCGGTGATGGCGCGGATGCTGTTGAGCAAGATTCCTGCACCCTGATCTGGCCGGAAAACAAGGTGGCGGTTGATCTTTTTTTTCAGCTGACTACGCAGTGGTATTGGTATGACGGTCATCGCTACGGTCTGATCTACAGCGAAGTGATTGCCTTGATGAATATCTTTGAGATAACGAATAAGCGCGACTGCATAGAGCGTTTGATGGTTTTAGAGGCTGCAGCGATGGAGGTGTTTAATGATTGATCAAAAGAACATTCTCTTCATATCTGAAGCGAATGCATGCATCAGCCATGATGCAACGATGGCACAGGCAACAGAGCCAAGCGTTGCATTGATAAAAAACAAGGCAACAGCCAGAAACAGGGCAACCATGAGCCAGAACATGGCTGTAGTGTAGCAGCATGTCCGAATTAACGCTAGCCGTTAAGATCACAGGCGAAGGGGAAGGCCTGAAGGCTGAAATAAGCGGCCTCACAAAAGCACTGCGCAGCTTTGGAGAAAGAGGCGATGCATCGGGCAAGTCCGTCGCCAAAAGCATGGGTAACGTTGCGGACGCTATTCATAAAACAACAGCATCTGAAAAACTATCGGCTATCAAAACCTCTGCCTTTGCAACATTACAGGTGCGCAGCAATGCAAAAATAAAGCATGAGATTGAGAGCGTCAGCAGGGCTTATAAGCGGCTGGCATTCAGAGGTGCTGCATCAACCAGTGAGTTAGCACGCGCATCCAGATCAGCGCAGGCAAAGATTGCAGCGCTCAATGCCGAGCTAACGAATGGCTTTACAAAGCTGGGTGCGGCACAAACAAAACATGCACGAAAATCATCCTCGCTCGCAGCGCTGCAAATCCGCTCTAATCACGACATCCAGCGCGAAATAGACAAAGTCCGTGCGGCGTACAGCAGGCTGGCTGCGGGCGGCTCGGCATCTGCAGCCGAGCTGGCGCGCGCGTCTGCGGCTGTTAAAACCAGAGTAGCGGCCTTGAATGATGAACTGGGCATATCCGGCGGAGTTGCAAAAAAATCCATGACCGACGCACAAAAAGCGGCGGCAAAACTGGCAAAATCATATGACACACTTGGCTTGCGCTCTATGCGCACGGTGCAGCGTGAAACGTTAAAAGCCCGCGCCGCCTACCAGCGATTGAAAGATAGCGGTAAGCTCACCGGGCGTGAGCTGGCGCGCGCCAATGCCAAAATGAAACAATCCATCGTGGCACTTGAAAAAGAAGCACGCATTGCCGCGCCCTGGATGGATCGGGTTTTTGGTGGCATGAAGGGATTGGTTGGCCTGTTTGGCGCAGGTGCAGGCATTCGGGCACTTTCCAATGCGGCAGACACCTATAAGAATGTGAACGCTCAACTGATCACGGCATCCAGAAACACGCAGGAACTGGCAATTGCGCAACAGGGCTTACAGCAAATTGCACGGGATACACGTAGCAACTGGGAAGCCACTGTCACTGTTTACGCCCGCATGGCTCGCGCCACACAAGAGCTTGGCATTCCACAACAGGATTTACTTACCGTAACCAAGGCACTGAATCAGGCAGTAACTGTATCCGGAGCAACATCTATTGAGGCGAGCAATGCGCTGATCCAGTTAAGTCAGGGCATGGCTTCAGGCACCTTGCGCGGTGATGAGCTGCGCTCGGTGCTGGAGCAGATCCCAAGGGTTGGCCAGGCCATTGCCAAAGGCATGGGGATCAGCTTTGGCCAGCTGCGCCAGCTTGGTCAGGATGGCAAGATCACCACGCAGCAAATTATTTCGGCATTGAAGAAACAGGCTGGGACACTACAGACTGAATTCGACAAGATGCCGCCAACGATTGGCCAGGCGATAGGCCAGATCAACAACTCATTCACGCAGTGGATCGGCACGCAGGATAAAGCGATTGGTCTATCCAGCGCATTGTCAGGCGTACTTTTATCGATCGCTGATAATTTTAATCTGGTCGCCAAGGCAGCAATTGCAGCAGCCGCTGCCATGATTGGCTTCAAGACTGCCACGCTGGCAGCCAATCGAGGCTTGCTGGGGCTTTCAAAAGTGCTTGGCGGCATTGGTGCGCTGCTTGCCGGGCTGGTCATTGGCTCATATTTCAGAGAGCAGTTTCTGATCGTTCGGCAGGTGGCATCTTTCGCTATATCACAGTTGGTTACAGGATTTGAAATATTGCGATTTAATGTTGTAAAGGTCGTTGCACGCATTTCTGGCGCATGGGATAAGATGTGGGTCTACCTGAACAACAAGATGGCGGATTTTATACGCACCAGCGCAGAAGGGCTGTCCAAAATCGATTTCCTGCCCGGCATCTCATCTGTGAGTAGCCGCATGAAGGCTTATGCCGATTCGTTCGTTACGCCAAAAGCCAATGCTGAAGCTCTCAGGGTGACGTTAAAAAAGCTGAATAATGAACACCTGCGCAATTTATCCATCATAGAATCTGCAACAAACGCGCAGGCGCTGGCTGATATTCAATCAGGCGGCGGCAGCACGCGGCAACCGGCCAACGCAGGATCGACAGTCAGCACCGCCCATCCGTCATCCCCGATCGTCTCTATCGGGGATCCAACCAAGAAGCTGCTCTCATCCGCCGATTCATTCACCGGCCAGTTGAGCAATAAGTACAAATCATCGTTCGAGCGCATTGCCGAGAAATATTCTGTGATGTTCGATAAGCTGGAAGCACTTGGCAAGCCGGGCGAAAAGAAGCTGGAAGACTTGCAAACAGCCTATGGCCAGTTTGTAGAGCAGAGCTGGCTGAAGCAGGAAGATAAACGCAAATCCATCCTGTCAAAGGGTGTGGACGCCATTGCTGAATCACTGTTGAGCGAAAACGAGCGCCGCAAACAAGCCCTGGATAATCGCGTGGCCATGATTCAGCAGGCACAGGATGATGGCCTGATTTCTGAGCAGCGCGGATTGGAGCTGCGCAATCAACTGCATGCCGACTACGATCAGCAACTGGCCGATCAGAAACTACAAGCCATGCAGGCGTCTGAGCAAGCGGCTACAGACCTGAAGGCGCAATTCGCCCAGATCGCATCAAGCAATCAACTGGTCAATCTGGAATCACTGCGCAGCAATATGTCACAACACCTTAACCTGATAACCCAGAAGAATGAGGAAACCGGTAAGAAGGAACTCTCCTTTACCAAAGCCACAGCTTCACAAAAACTAGCCTTTGTCAGCGGCTCGCTAAAGATGCTGGGCGGCCTCATGCAGAGCCACAACCGCAAGGCGTTCGAGCTGGGCAAAGCGGCGGCCATAGCTGACGCCACAGTCAGCACCATCGTGGCAGTGATGAAAGCATGGAAAGATTACGGCTGGCCCTGGGGCGCAGTGCTTGGCGCGGGCATTGCTGTAGCAGGCGCAGCCAATGTGGCCAAGATCGCATCCACAAAAATGGGCGGCGGCGCATCGGCAGGCGGCATTGCAGGCGGCAGCGGCAGTGCGCCATCTGTCACCGGTGGCGCAACCAATGTGGTGCTGTTAAACCCGCGCACAGGTATTCCACAGCGGCCCACCACGCCAGTCCCCACGCAGTCATCTGCTCCGATCATCCAGATCACCCAGCATATTACTGCGCCGAATTCCATTGCCGGATCAGAGGCCGCTATTGCCCAGGCCGCAGATCAGGTGACCCGGCAGGCAATGGCAACCATTCAGAATGATTTCGCCAATAACTTGTCACTACGCCAGGCACTGGCGGTCTGATGGCTATTATCCCTTTCCCCGCAGTAGTGCCTGCCAGCGTGGGTTTGCAGCTGGTGAGCAATACAGCGACCAGCAAATCACCCTTCGATCACACCGTACAGACATCAGAGCGGCCTGGCACGCTATGGCATGCATCACTCTCGTTTACAAAGGTAGCGCCAGCCCAGGCGCGTGTGCTTATTGCGTTTCTGGCACGCTTGCGAGGCCAGTCTGGCCGCTTTTATTTGTACGATCATACCCAACCCACACCAAGAGGGAGCATCACCGGAGCCCCTATCGTGGCGGGTGCGGCCCAAGCAGGCAGCGTTATTACAACGAAGGGGTGGACAGGCAGCCTGCTGGACGGGGATATGATTGGCATCGGTGGCGAGCTGAAGCTCGTTACGGGTGATGTTGTCGGAGCCGGTGCTACGCCTGTGAGCATCGCATTTGAGCCACCACTGCGTGCAGCGCCGCTCGATGGGTCTGAGATTGTGATCAACAAACCGGCGGCAAAATTTAAGCTGACCGGCGATAATCAGGCCGCCTGGCGCGTACACCCATACAATTATGATCTACACCTGATAGGTGAGGAGACACCGTAATGGCTCGCGCACTGAATGCCGGATTCAAAGCGGCTACGAAAGCGGAAAATATCATCTATGGCTATGCTATAGAGTTTGATTTCCCGTTTGGCTTTGAACGCCTCAACAGCACCCCCTACACGATTCAGATTCAGGGTAATAATTTTGTCGGTGCGGGCGATTTGATGGGCATACCAACCATTAAGGAATCGAATAATATATCAGATGCGGGCGTAACCGTAGCACTATCGGGCATTGATAACGCTCGCATGCAGAATATTATGAACGCGGACATCCAATATCGGCAGATGGTGATGTGGGAATTGGTGTTTCATCCGGATCATACGCTAAGCGACAGCCATCAGATCGGCCTGTGGCGCATGGATACGGCCCTGGCATCGGTCGGCAAAAAGACTCAGATCAATATTAAGGCCAGCTCAATCTGGGATGCCTGGGCAACAAAGAAGGAGCGCTTCTATACTGACGGGGATCAGCAGGCACGATATCCCGACGATACGTTCTTCAAGCTGCTGGTACCAAATCTGGACAAGCCCATATTGTGGGGGCGTCTGCAATGAGTTTTTTCGGCGGATTAGCTCAGTTTTTTGGCCTCAAGCCGAAAAAGCCGATTGTTGCGAATTATACGCAGCAGGGCGTTTCAACCAATTTCAAAGCTGCTATCGTATCTCACAAGATTATTTATGGGGTGATGCGCATCACCGGTATGATTTATGAACTGGGAACAACAGGCGGGCTGAATGAGTATCGCCACATTATTGTGGTGTTGGCTGGCCATGAGCTGGATTCTATCGGTAATGTCATATTAAACGGCATTTTAATCGATGGTGAGGGAGCCGATGTCCGCTATGCACCTTATGTGCGTGTCAACCGGCATCTGGGAGGTGCAGGGCAGACTGCTGATGCGGATTTGATCGCTGAGTTGAGCCAGTGGGATGCTGCCTGCGTCGGTAATGGGCTGGCATATATTGCCCTACGACTCAAATACAACGCATCACTGTTTGCCAGTGGCATCAAGACTATTGAGTGTGATGTTCGTGGCCGAAAAGTGTTTGACCCACGCAATCAAAGTGTTGCCTGGTCGGATAACTGGGCACTCTGTATGCGTGATTATCTCACTGCCGATTTCGGCATGGGCTTAACAGATGCCGAGATTGACGATGTCTACACAACAGGATCAGCAAACACATCTCAAGAGGTGATCACAACAGCAAACAATGGCTCGCAGAATCGCTACACGCTCAATGGGGTAGTGGACACAGCCAACAGCGTGGTCTCCAACATCAAAAAAATGCTGACGGCAGGCGCAGGCACGATTGTCCCGGCGATTGAGGGCAAGACACGCATTATGGCCGGGGCATATTCCATCCCGACAATCACCATCACGCCGTCTGATCTGCGTGGCAACGCCACATACAAGGCCAAAGAGGACAGATCAACGCTGTTCAACACGGTTTCAGGCTCTTTTACCGGCGATGAATCGCTATGGAAAAAGGCAACATATCCGCAAATCGGTGATGCAGCAGCGGTCGCTGCCGATGGCCGGGTGCTGCGTAAGGTGATCGATCTGCCCTATTGCACCGACCACGAACGTTGTCAGCGATTGTCTATGCAGGTGCTACGTCAGCACAGAGCGGGCGCATCGATGACGCTACCCTGCAAGGCAACGGTCAAAGAAGTGGCTACGATGGATGTGGTCAACGTGGAAATGCCGCTGTTGTGGCCTGGCCTGCGGACATTCCGGGTCAGTGACATGACCATGAATAAAGATATGACCGTTGATCTGCATCTGGTAGAAGATAATGCGCATATTTACGCCTGGCAGCAGACTGATGCGAAGCCGTTTGTGCCGATTGTCCCGGCGGGTGGCGGTGTGGGTGGGCATATTATCGCGCCTGGTATACCCGTTAGAGTCAACGGCTTGCAGCTTGCTGGTCAGGCCAACGACCCGGTATTTACAGGCCCTGACGCGCACTTCGTATGGCGACATGCCACCGCGCTCGATTTCCAGAATATTGGCAGCGAATTGTTTGGTGCCGGATCGGGTGGTTTTGACGCTTGGTTCATGGGATATGAGGTAAGTATCGTTGACCCGTCTGGCACAGTAGTTCGCACTGACTTCACGAAAGATAATTTCTACGACTTTACCTTTATGAAGAATACCTACACCACAGGAGGCCCATACCGTGCTTTCTCTATTGAAGTACGCATCAAAGGCCAGCAGAATCAGCTAAGCCAACCAGCAAAACTATCCGTCAGCAACCCGGCACCGACCGCCCCCTTGGGCTTAACAGTTGGTCTGTCATTCACAGCACTGATAGTTTCCTTCCTGCCGCCCACTGATCTTGATTATAAGGGCGCTGAGTTCTACCTGTCCACAACGTCAGGCTTTACTCCATCCACTGCAACTCTTGTCGCGGATATAACGAGCGGCAACACAGCTACTCTTGAAGGATTGCAGTCTGGTGTGACGTACTACGTCCGCGTCCTTACATACGACGCATTCGGTAAAACTGGACTCAATCCATCCGTTGAATTAACTGCAACAACTGCCGTGATAAGTTCAGTGAACACTGACCATACGCCGCCTACAGTACCCGTGCTGAACGCACTCACGACAGATGTGAACACTTCCACCCTCACGGTTACAGCGTGGATTAAATCAACATGGTCAGCCTCAACAGATGACGGCATTCTGTCCGGCTATTTTGTTGAACACTGGACAAGCGCAAACGCCACCAAGCGATCTGTGTTCACCACATCTTTGGAGGATGTGATACTGCCAGCGAATCCGGGCAGGACTTACTTCGTGCGAGTCCGTGCGCAAGACTGGGCAGGTAACCTCTCAGCTTGGTCAAACCAGCGTCAAATAATAGCCGCTGGTGATGTAACACCCCCTTCCCCCGTAACAGGATTCGCCGCTATACTGGGACTGGACAAGGTTATTTACACTTGGGTGCATCCAACCAGTTCTAACTATTTGGACTCGTCTGTATATGTTAGCACCACTACGCCTGTAGCCATAACGCCAGCTAACCTCAAGTACGAAGGCCGTGGTAATACGTTCATCCTTGATAGCGTTGTGGCAGGGACGAACTACTATGCAGTAGCTTTTGCTAAGAGTGTGTCCGGCGTGTTATCAGCACCATCAGTAACACTCGGGCCGGTTACACCGACGAAGATGACGGCACTCACCTTACTAGACTTTATATCACCGCTGGCCATAACAGGTGATGCTTTAGCTGATTCAGCAGTGGGCTCTGCTAAACTGGCAGCTTTGGCCGTAACCGCAATAAACTTAGCGACAGGTGCGGTGACTGGCTCCAAACTGGCAGCAAACTCCATTACGGCTGGCAGTTTGGCCGTTGCGGTTGGCGCGATAGGTTCGGCCATGATAGGAATAGCGGCTATCAAGAACGCCCACATAGCCAACGGCCAGATTGATAACGCCAAGATAACCGCGCTTGATGCAAAAAAAATAACTACCGGCACACTGAATGCTGCGCGCATAGCGGCGAACTCAATATCAGCAAACAAGATCACAGCTACGTCATTATCCTCAATATCGGCAAACCTCGGTACCGTAACAGCCGGCAATCTCATAGGCACTTTTATAACCACGGCACTAGCTCCAAATGCCCGTGTGGTTCTTACTTCAGTGTCTGGACTGACAGTGTTTAACGCAAACAACGCACCGACAGCTCAGTTAAAAGCTGATGGCTCTGGCTTCATCGGCGCAGGTGGCGCAATTAGTTGGAATACAGCAGGCGTGGTGACGGTTCCTCTAAGCATAACCACTGGTACTCTGATAGGTAAGATGGTGAAGACAGCATCCAGTGGCGCAAGGATTGAGATGGGGGCGCAGAATATCGGAGGCATTGTTTACTTGCTCCGGTATGTCTTAGCCAATGGCACAGTGCCTTTCTCAATTGATAATGTTGGTAATGCTAAATTCAACGGCGATATATCAGGTTCGACCGGTACGTTCTCGGGGTCATTAAATGCGGCTACAGGCAACTTCAAAGGTGCCATAAACGTAGGCTCTTTCACAAGCTATAGCTGGCCACCGGCAGGGCAAACCGGCATGCACATGAGCGCGAATGGGTTGCTTGCGGGCAACAAAAACGGAGGTGGAAAATACTTCCAGATTTATACGGCACCCGGCGGTCAAGCAAAAATCTTAACGAACATACCAGCCTTCCTTGCTGATGCGCAGGTTTCTACATTAAAAATCGGAGCCAATGCGGCGACGGTAATGAAAGGCGCAATAGGGACGACAGTGGCCACTACCGCAATAACATTGGCTCACGCTGCGTTTATTACAACAATTGGCACAATTACAACACTAGGCCCATTGGCTGGAGCACAGTACCTGCAATACAGTGCAAACGGCGGTGCCTGGGCTACCTTATTAAGCGACACATTTGCGCCTGCACTACCTGTTTCATTTTCTTACTCGACACCAAACGCGTGGTCTGCTGGCACATATAGTTTTCGTATCATTTCTTCAGGTGCAGCACACGGTGCGTCTATTTCTGTATTTGCGAGCATCAGATGAAAAACATTGATTTTTTTGTTACAGATAATACAAACACCGTGATAATGGCCGGCGGCGTGAATGCGTCTGATTTAGATAAGATGCCTATGGAAACCGGGCACACAGCATACGCGGGCAGCGCAGAGATAGGGCAAGTGTTTAACCCTGTAACGAAGGTATTAAGTGCCGCGACGAATGTTTATCTAATGGATCGCGTACGCGCAACACGAAACCAGCTGCTAAGGTATAGCGCAGCGGACTTGGTTGAATTGCGGATGCCCGACTCATTCCCGTCGCTTACACCAGCACAAAAACAAGCAAAAATAGACGCGCTTATCGTGTACCGCCAAGCCCTGCGCGACATCACAACACAACCCGACCCGGCCAACATTGTCTGGCCGACGCCGCCGGTGTAGGAGATAACGAATGTCCCAATACAACACTGGCTCAGTCACCGTAACCAATGGCAGCCCAACAGTAACGGGCGTGTCCACACTGCTTGCGGCCAACATAAGCCTCGGCGATGTGTTTAGCCTACTCAATTCAGGGGTGTTCTACACGGTCGCAGCCATTGACTCTGACTTGCAGATAACACTCTCGGCCAACTATGCGGGCGTAACTGCGACGGCTCAGGCGTACACGATCACAAGAGACTTCACACCCATCCTTGGGTTGCCTTACCCTGTAACTGGGGATGTCGATACAGCGGGCGTCGTCAAGGATGCACTGCTGAAAATTGATGCAGGTATTACTGTCCGCAGTTTTAACCACAAGGGTACATGGCTTGTCGGCACGACTTATGCAAAAGATGACGCTATAACCAACGGTGGGCGCTATTTTATATCCGTAGTTGCAAACAATACAGGTCATGTCCCGCCCGCTTCTGGAACAGGTGATGCGTGGTGGGGGCTAATATCTGATAAAGGGGTGCAGGGCCTTCAAGGTATTCAAGGCCGGTCAATAGACCACACCACTCGAACAGCTGGCACAGGGGCACAGGGTACCACAGATACCTACACCGTATGGGGAGATGCTGGTGGCACTATAAATCTTGGCACCTTTACTGTTCTGAACGGTGCCACTGGTATTCAAGGCATCCAAGGTATCACGGGCCAATCCATAGACCACACCACTCGAACAGCTGGCACAGGGACTCCAGGCACAACCGATATTTATACCCTATGGGGAGATGCTGGTGGCACTATAAATCTTGGTACCTTTACTGTTCTGAACGGTGCCACTGGTATTCAAGGCAT